ACGGCTTGTGTAGTCATTGCAATAGCCCTGAAAGCACCAAACGCAAGACCTACCGCACCAATAGCACCGCCCAAAATAACGCTTGCAGCAGTAACCAAAGTTGTGCGAACAGTCAATAAGGCAAGCATTGTGTTATGACTTGCTATAATAGCTTTTTGTGCCAAGAACGCAGCACTCACGCCAATAATAGCGGCAGTAATCAAAGGCATGGACGTTACAAACAACTGTACAAAGCTAGATACGATATTTTTAACGGTAGATATTGTAACACTTAAGCCACTAAATACCCCTTTAATAATTCCGATTGACACTTGTGCAGCTGCAGCTACTACTTTAAAGGCGAATGTCAATTCGTTTAACACGCTCATAAATGCATCGGAACTTGTCATATTGCCCAGTTCCTCCATTACTGGTTGAAATGCTGCAATAAGATCATTCTGCAATTTAGTTCCTATGTCTTGGAATGTCATAGGAATTTCAGCAAACTTCGCATTTGTTTCCTCTGCACTTGCGAATAAGGCGTTCTTGATGATGTCCGCAGTAATAAGACCTTGCGAGCTCATTTCTTTTAACTGCCCTACAGATAGCCCCATTTCTTGTGCAATACTTTGTGCCAACATTGGAGCATTTTCCATAATAGAACGGAATTCGTCGCCCTGTAACTTACCTGCTGCCATAGCTTGCGTTAATTGGTACATAGCGGATGTAGTTTCTTGTACACCTGCACCGGTAATTTTAAATTGCTTATTTAGTTGTTCAACAAAATAAATGGCCTCATCGTTGGAGGTGAAAGCGTCTTTTGCTAACAAATTTAGTTTTGCAACGCTATCCGCCATATCTAAAAAGCTACCACGTGAACGATTGGCGGCAGAAAATACCTTATCCATGATTTCGGCGGTACTTTGACTGCCGTCATTAATAAGATCAATACGAGCCCTTAATTGCGTTAATTGGTCCGTTGTCTTAACTGCACTAACGGCCATATCTTTTAACGCCCTACCGGCTGCCTCAATGCCCATCGCAGCACCAGCGAATGCAGCACCAGACTTTGCAGCGTCCATAAGCCCCGGAATTTCAACCCCAAAGACCTTTTGAGCTTTATTTCTTACGCTATCAAGCGAATTAGAAATGCTTTTGCCTAGTGCTCGCTCAGCTTTCCTTGCTACTCTATCAAGTGCCTGTTCAGCACTATTAGATGAGCCAACAATTTTGACATTAATTTGACTTTCGGCCATATGCTATATCTCACCTCCCTCTTGTCTGAATTCTTCCAGGAATAACTTTTCTTCGTTTTTGCGTTTAGCTAAAGTCATTGGATGTAGTTGTTTCATTATATCCTCGACAGTCAATTTTCGTTTTCCTGCGATATGTACATTTGTCATTAGGCACGCAAAATACGCTTGCTTACGGTCCTCTATTTCCGTTCTTAACTCATAACCCTCGGCAAGTTTGTAATATTCCATAGGGCTTAAATTCATGAATTCCCACGGTTTAAGACCAAGCGGACCATAGGCCATGCGTTCAGCTTTCGTTATCCATACTTTAAAAGAGGGGGCTGTGTCGCCCCCTCTTAGTTTTTTGTTTCGTTTTCAGCCTCGACCTCGGAGCGTGCTTGCTCATCGGCCTCATCTGGGAATAATGCGTAATATGCAGCCTTACCAAATACACCACTGCCAATAAGAGCTTGTACAATTAACTGCACAAGATCGGCATATTGGACTGTTCCCTCGTCAAAGAGTTCTTGCAATTTATCTTGGTAATAGATGTAATCACGCTTTTTGCCGTGGTGTTTCATACCTACGACCAATGCAGTGATAAGCTGATTAAATGTCATTGTGCCATTTTGTACCGCTTTAAAAATAGGCTCACCCCATAGCTGTTCCAACTCAGCAATACGACCAATGTTGAAATAGATAGTTTCGCCCATAGCGAATAGATCACAATTAATTTTTTTCATTATAAACACGCTCCTTACAAATAGTTAATTAGGGTTTTTTCAATTCAGACAATGGACCTGCACCATTCAATGTGCCTTTATATGTAGCCACATCATCATGCGGAGTACTTAAGGACAATTCTGTAATAGATGCATAGCCAGTCATGTAAGATTTATCCGGATATTCAAATTTAAGATGAACTTTTTCATCGTTTAAGAATGCTTTTTCAATCAATGTCAAACTTTCTTCGTTTGGCATTAAAAGCGTTTCAAGGTCGATAGACCATTCTTTCATGCCCGGAATAGTAACTTTCCAACCGCCACTGTCTTTACTAGATGCGTCGATAGAGTCTGCCTTACGAGATACATCGCCACTACGTTGACCACCCAAGATAAGCCATTCAGCATTTGTAGTTTCGTCAGTGCCTACATTTAAATAAATAAGATAATTCTTGCCGGCTGTAGGCATTGCGGTTTGAGCCGGTTTGTATAATTTTTTTGGTGTTGCAGCTGGTGCCATTAGAAAATACCTCCGTTAGTTTTCTCTTTTAAATCAATAAGGCGAACCATAAAGCGATATTGCGTACCAACTAAAGGTCGCACACTATCATGGTCGCCAACTTTACTTGTACATACTAAATCTATAATCTGATAGCCAGTGTTCTGTAATATACATGCAGTTTCGTCTAATTCACCACAACGTTTGCGTAGATCATTAATAATTGCCTCGAACCTATCTTCCAAGTTAGCTATTAATCCATAGCCTACTTCTGAATCTGGGTTATCATTTCTGCCCCAAATCTCGATATATAGTTCTTGCTCCAATTCAGATTGAATGGAATTATCACCCCTCGTAGTTTCCCCACGAATAACCATAATAACGCCATTCTCATCGACTTTCGCCGCTTGTGGTCGCATAGCACCTAGCATGACATTAAATGCAGCACCGCTATTGTCGATAGTAGATTTAATATGTTGCATTAATTCTAGCCACATATTACCCCCTATAGATTTCAACAGAACGATATCCTTTGTATTCTGTAGGGTTACCTGTAAGCTGCCCTGGTGTTATTCGCGATTCCAATAATTTAATACGAGCTTCATAGTATTCTAATTTTTTAGAATAAAAGTCATCCGTCGAACCATTACTAGTATAACTTCCTGGCAAAGCATACGATTTATTAACGCAGACTTCTCGATAGATATATGCAAGGACTAATTCATCGATAGTAAAACTACGTATAACTTTATCCTTTGACACACCTAATCTATCCGCAAGTACATATAGCCATTGTTCTGCTTTGGATACAGCTGCCTCTGTTACCTCTTGCGTTAGCAATTCATCCCCTAATAGGCCTGCTATATCTTCAAAATTATATAGCATACAGTACTCCTTATATTTCAAAACTTAGCGTAATCTCATCTTTTACTAGCCCTTGTGCCACATCATCTAGTGCAATATCGGTGTATCTGGAAAAAATACTAGTAATATTTGAGACATTATTTTGTAACGCTTCATACAAAAATGGATCTGGGGCAGTCCCAGGGTGAACCACTTTCCTAGCAAATATAAACCCATTACCGCCTTGTGGTACGAATCTCAATATCTTCTTAAAATGCGGCCGAATTACATGTGCTGGTGTCCCTGCATGTACAAAAGGGCCGTATTTAGCGACATCACTATCAATAAATACAACCCCTTGCATTCCACTATTAGAAATTCGATAATCAACAGCCTTTTCTAGATTCCCTGTTCTCGAGGTAAATCTATGTTTCTCCTGTGCAGTATCTCGAACTTCAATAGTACTCGCTTTTACTGCCTGACAAATACGCTTGTTGAAAATATCCTGGCTATTCACCGGTGCTTATTTTTTACTACCACCTTTACTGCCTTTTGTAGGCTTTT